CGAAAGGTATGGAGAAGGAACGATTCTCATTGAGACAGGAGAATTCGTTAAAAATTGATATTTATATCAAAAACCATAAATGGCAACGATAAACACAGGCAGTAGTGGTCCAATTCAAGATGGACAAATAGTATACGCAACCCACGTCCTTCCAATAATCACAGCACTTACTGGTGTAGATACTACAGACATTATAGTAGGAGGGAATCTAACACTAAATGGAGATTCTTCCAAGAAGCTCGATGTTGGATCCGCAACCTTTACAGCAAGTTTAGCTCGATTTACAAACACTGTATCTGCAAGTGGTGATATATTCGTAGGAAGTAAGCTAACAGCAGCATCAGGAGTATTCACAGCTGTTACATCCTCAACAATAACAGCTAGCTTCGTATCAGCATCGACAAACGTAAGTGCTCCTGTGGGAACTTTTGCTAACAATATTCAGTTCAACAGTTTAGGAACAATCGTATCAGGATCAGGAAGTGTCAGCATAATACAACATAGTGTTTCTGGATCACCTGCAGCAGGACAAGGACTTACGTTTGGAGGATCTCAATTTACAAATTATATAATTCAAGGGATTAGATCACCAAGGATAGGAATAGGAGCATCCGCAGTTGTAACAACAGCATCACTATCCTCCGGTTCTTTTATACCAACCCTACCATCATTCACGCCAACACCTGCAACACTACTTATAACATCCAGTGATTCATATGTGATGAAGGTTGCAACGAATACGGTAACGCAGTCATTCTCCATTTCAAGTTCTGGATTTGTAGGAATTAACACCTGGAATCCAAGAGAAGCACTGGATATTCAATCAGGAAACGCTGCAATTAAAAATCCAACAACAACCTCAGGATCAATTTTATACGTAGAAAATGCAGCAGGTAGAATTCTAGATGTCACAAACTTTATAACAAATTCAATATTCACAGTACAAAATCCATCAGGATTACCAATCCTCGATGTGGGAACAAACTCAGCGGGAAGCTCATACACAGCAGTAACTGGAAATGGAACAGGAATAACACCAGCATTATCTAGTTCATTTAACTTGGTGAGCGCTAGTATGGCTCTCTCCTACAGAGCAGGAGGTTCTACAACTCTAACATCAACAGATTTAGTGTATGTCATAACACAGAGTGGAGCAACGGTTTCTCTACCAACTCTAGCTGCAGCAGGAGTAGGAAGGGTATATACGATAGCTAACAGGTCCGGAGGTTCTTGTGACATAGCTCCAGCAGGAAGCCAGTTTTTAGATAACAACAACCCAAAATCAATCGCAAACAATATTACAGTGACTATCCTAGCATCCAACGACACCGTAAACTGGTACGTATTATCTGTAGGGTCAATTGGTGGTTTTTAACATACATAAATGGGACTAATAATTAAAGGAGGATCAACCGTAGTAAGCGGTAGAGGTAGAACTAACACAGGACCAACTATTCCAATGGAAGGACTTGTGATGGTGATAGATCCAACCATAGCAGAAACAACCTCATCAGCGTATAGACTATACACACCCCTAACGTCGTCAATTTTAACGGCAACGTCGGCAAACATAACACCAGGTTCAAACGTAACATTACGCACATATGCGTACCCCACTGGTGCAGCAGGATTTGTATATGTTAACACAGGAAGCGCAGGAACATTTGCAGACCCAACCACTGCACAAAATACCTTCTACGATCTAAAAGGAGACGCCCTACAATACCTGCAGGCCAATGTTAGCAACAGTATTACAATTCTATACTGGTACTCGGGATTCGCACCAGCTTTAAGCTATCCTGAGGTATCTGATGATGCATTCTCAAACTACAAATTCGCAATCAGACTGAACGGTAGTCCATCCCCAGTAATTCCAACCCAACAAGCTTCCTCTACGCTAGCATCTTCACAGATGATATTCTCTGTTAACGTGTTTGGCGCATCAACTTTCCGAACATGGAATTCAGCAGGCTTAGCAGCTCCCTCGTTTGCAGTGACGGGAGGAATGACTATAACTACGCCAACTTTAATACCATCTACTGTATTTTGGGGAGTTGCAAACCCTACTCCATTTACAACAGTAAGTGTTGCTCCAAGCTACACAGCACATCCTGCTACTCCAAATCTACCAGCATTCCATAGACTACTACCGATGTCAGCTTTTGCAGGTAGAGAAGTTTACAGAGATAATGATACTTGGAATTGTGCGGCATTTACAATAACCCAAACTGATAGAGCTATCTCATCATCGGTTTACATTAACGGAGGACTGTTTGCAGACTCGAGGGGAGTAACATCATCTCTAACTGCGGGAACGCCTTCACGAGCATCAAGTACAGCTTTTACTAACAACATAACAAATAATAACGCAGATACTTTCTACTTTACAGGTTCAGTCATAGCAAGTATTGGAGTAGGAGCAAGAATACAAATCATCCCAACATCATCAGTAGCACCTTCAGATACATCAGGATTTCCAGCAAACACGAGAACATATTACTGTGCATCAGGCTCTACTGTAGCTACTACATTGCAAAATGTTACTAACAAAATTAACAATACGACAGAGCTTAGAGCATTTTTTAGCGCATCATGCACATCTACGATAATAGCGATATCCTCATCAGCAGTAGGTACTACTTTTAACGGTACAACATTTAACTTTTCAAGTTCAGCACAGAGTGTGGATACCTCGCTATTCTCGATGGCGGGAGGAGCTGCCAGTGCAGGATCAGGTCCAATAACCACAACACTACTACAACAAGTTCCAAATGCAAGCGCTTTGAGAATAGGAGTCTCAGAAATACTAACAGCTGCCAGTGGACGCTACCGTGGAGGATTGGTAGGACTACTAGGAGGATTGTACGTATACAATAGAGTACTGTCTCAAGACGAAATAGTACAATTCTACAATGCTTTAAAATCAAGGTACGGTAGCATGGCACCAGGTAATACTCCTAAATCAACCTATAGGTTATTTAACTCCGTAGCATCCGGATCGGGAGGACTAACTGAAATTCCTCCATCTAGCTCAGGAATAGGATATTAATTTACTTTTTGATATCTCTATAGATATTTATCATAAAGTAAATATACTATGGCAGAAACTTTGATATCTCCTGGAGTTCTAGCAAGAGAGAACGACCAGTCACAAGTTACACAAGGACCAGTTACAGCAGGAGCTGCTATTATTGGACCTACCGTAAAAGGCCCTGTAGGCATACCAACTCTTGTAACATCGTACTCCGATTACACAACTAGATTTGGATCATCCTTTATCTCAGGAGGAGCATCCTACTCATACTTAACATCTGTAGCGGTGTACAACTACTTCACCAATGGTGGACAGAGTATGTTGGTAACTAGAGTAGTAACAGGATCCTTTACACCTGCTACCTCCACTACAGTAACAAACCAAGTGCAATCAACAGCAGGAGCATTTGCAACAGGTTCTGCAACATTAACTGCCGCTATCGAGCCATTCTCTCAATTCCGACTAAGCTATGGATCTAGCAATTACGATTTCTTCGCAACAGGGTCAGGAGGATTTCCTGCTCCAGACGACGTTGATGGAGGTGTATACTTCTTCGGATCAGGATCCTCAGTAAATAACTCCGCTACAAACCTAGCAGCTAAAATAACAGCAGCGCTACCTACAATTGTTTCAGTAGCAGCTAACGCAGGTGTATTAGCAATCTCAGGATCAATATCAGGCTCCCAGTTTAACGGAATTACGTTTGCCACAGGATCTGGGGGAGTAGTAACAACACTTACCACTTTAGCAGGAGGTGCTGATGGTGCAGGATCTAATGCTTTCGTATTGGAAACCTTAGCTCCAGGAGCAGCTCAAAACAACTCAGGATCACAACTAACCAATGGGATCCTACAATCAGGATCTTCAGATAATATAAGATGGCAGATTGTATCACCCACCACGGCATCGGGAACCTTTACCCTTTTAGTACGTAGAGGAGACGATACAACCACCACTCCTACAATTCTTGAAACTTGGTCCAATCTATCTCTAGATCCACTATCTCCAAATTACATTGAGGCTGTAATAGGTAACCAAGCTTACACCGTACAAACAGATAGCAGCACAGGTACTACGTACATCCAACAATCCGGAACTTATACAAACAAGAGCCGATATATACGAGTTAAGTCAGTAACCTACCCAACTCCCAATTATTTAAACAATAACGGAGCAATTAACTCAGGAAGCGATGGTATTTCTTTTGGTAAGTATATTCCAACAGCTATATCAGGTACTATGACAGGAGCAACTGGTGTGAACTACTACGGCTCTCCTGCAATGTATGATACAACTACAACAAGCACTAACATCCAAGGTATCCCAGCATCTGCATATACACAGACAATTAACTTGCTATCTAACACAGACGACTATAAGTTTAACAGTATTACAGTGCCTGGACTAACCACTGCAAATGCACCATCACAACTATCATCCTTAGTTAATATGTGTGCTGATAGAGGAGATGCAATCGCAGTAATCGACGTAGCAGCTTATGGAGCAACAGTAGGAACTGTAACAAACAACGCATCAGCTTATAATAACAGCTACGCAGCTACTTACTGGCCATGGGTACAAACTATCGACCCAGATACAGGAAAGCAAGTATTCGTTCCTGCATCTACAATGATCCCAGGAGTATACGCGTTTAATGATCGTGTTTCTGAGCCTTGGTTTGCACCTGCAGGTATCAACAGAGGAGGATTATCCACTGTTATCCAAGCAGAAAGAAGACTTTCTCAGACAGATAGAGATACTTTGTATGTGGCTAATGTAAACCCAATTGCAACCTTCCCAGGAACAGGAGTAGTTGTATACGGTCAAAAGACACTACAAAAAGCAGCATCTGCTCTAGATCGAGTGAATGTAAGACGTTTGTTGATTGCTTTGAAAAGCTATATTTCTCAAGTTGCTAACAACCTTGTGTTTGAACAAAACTCAATCGCAACTAGAAACAACTTCTTAGCTCAGGTTAATCCTTATCTACAATCAGTACAGCAGAGACAAGGTTTGTATGCTTTCAAAGTGGTAATGGATGACAGCAACAATACACCTGATGTAATCGATAGAAACCAATTAGTAGGTCAAATTTACTTACAGCCAACCAAGACTGCTGAATTTATCCTATTAGACTTCAACGTTCTACCAACAGGAGCAACTTTCGGATAATAAATTTTAAATAACGATATTTATACTAAAACAAATATACCATGGCAGTATTAGATCCAAATGAAATATTTTTCACAGCGTTTGAACCGAAACAGAAAAATAGATTCATCATGTATATGGATGGCATTCCAGCCTACATCATCAAAGGTGTATCAGCAGTAACTTTGACTCAAGATGAAGTTGTCTTGAACCACATAAACGTACTACGTAAAGTAAAAGGAAAATCAAAATGGAGCAATATCACTTTGACTCTATTCGATCCAATTACTCCTTCAGGAGCTCAGGCTGTAATGGAGTGGGTACGTCTACACCACGAATCAGTAACTGGTCGTGACGGTTATTCCGACTTCTATAAAAAAGATTTAACTTTCAACGTTTTAGGTCCAGTAGGAGATATCGTATCCGAGTGGATTGTAAAAGGAGCGTTGATCGTAAATGCAAACTTTGGTGATTACAGCTACGACGATGAGTCAGCAGCTCAGAACATTACTCTTGAACTTGCATTAGATTATATGATCTTGAACTTCTAACATAACCTGCTACTTAAAAATAAGCCTTCCAAATCGTTGGAGGGCTTTTTTATTTTGCGTATATTTATAATAAAGTTTCACTAATAGATTATGAGTAAATTAAAGTTCCCAACAGAGGAGATTGAGTTACCTTCACAAGGACTCCTCTACCCCGAAACAAGCCCTCTCTCAAAAGGAAAAATCGAAATGAAGTACATGACTACGAGAGAAGAGGATATTCTAACAAACCAAAATTACATCAAACAAGGAATCGTATTAGATAAGTTGCTACAATCGATGATAGTAACACCTATAAACTACGATGAAGTTCTAGCAGGTGATAAGGATGGTATTATGCTTGCTGCACGTATTTTGGGATACGGAGCAGAGTATGAGTTTGAGTATAAAGGACAAGAGGTTACAATCGACCTCAGCAAGGTAGATGCAAAGCCATTAAATATGTCCCTAATTACAAAGGGAGTTAACCTTTTTGAATTCACAACACCTAGAACTCAGACCAAGCTAACATTTAAACTGCTTACACACGGTGATGATAAGGCTATATCAGCTGAACTCAAAGGATTGCAGAAAGTCAACAAGA